TGTTTAGCCTCGACCTTCATACCAATAGTAGGGAATACTGTCGCACCATCATTATCGTTTAGATACACAATAGCGACAGCGTATCTTCTAGCGGTTTCATGGTCAACGACATCTACATGAGTCTTGAACTGTTCACCACTATTCTTTTTATACTTCTTGATCCTTAAAGCTTCGACGCTTGGTTGACCCAAGTTTACATAATCAGAACATTCTAACTCTTCGAAGTAGTCTTGATACCTTGGAATTAAAGTCCGATAAATGGGATCAGCAACATCCTTTATAGTAGGTGTAGTGTTGATCTCCAGTTGATTAAAAATATAACCAGCGGTCTTGTGCGTTTGCACGTGGTTAAGGTTTTCTTTGTAAGCAAGGATAAGGTCTTCACAAACTTCCTTTGGAAAGACCCCATCATAAACTTTTATGTAGTCGGTAAGACTATGCGCCATCGTGGTTTAAGTCTGTCAACGGGTTGCCAATGTGGCGTTCCGTCTGTACCTGTTCTAGTGCATGACCTTGTGTTCTTCGTACAATGTCATTGCCGTCAAACTCAGACCAATACAACTCAAATGCAACACCATCGGTAACACCGACGAATTGATGCCACTTGCCAGGCTCTACTTTATAATACTCACCGGCCTTAAGAACGGTTTGGTCACAAATAACAGGTCTACTGTCGTTTGGTTCTTCATTATCTGGCCATGTTCTAATTAACATTCTACCAGACTCAACAAAGAAACCATTCCACTTAGTCTTGTGGTAATGTTCTGAACAACAGTGATTCGCCTTGAATTCAATTCTGTGAAATTCAAACGAAGACGTATGCTCAATGAGTTCTGTATGACCCCATACTTTCCCTGATTTCATATTTCGTCCCTCTTAAAATTGGAGCGGAGTGGTGGAATCGAACCACCGTCTGAAGGTTGGAAACCTCCGGTAATACCATTATACGAACTCCGCATTAAAAATGTTGGCACGCCTGACAGGAATCGAACCTGTAACCTACAGCTTAGAAGGCTGTTGCTCTATCCTATTGAGCTACAGGCGCACTGAAGTTACTCAGTGTCGCCAGCAGCCTCAGATTGAAAACCTTCAGCAAGTTGAACAAACTGCATTGCTTGATCACGCAATTGTCCAATAGTAGAAAGTTCCTCACCTTTGAAACCACCACGTTGTACCACAGTATCAATAACTGCGATAGTAGATCGTGATACACGGTTCCCAAGTTCATATGCCTGAGAGTGGTCTTGTGCTGCCTCAGTCGCTGCAGCTTCGTTTGCTTTTGCCATCGTTATACTCCAAATGTTGATGATTTTTCAAGTGCAATAAAATACTCAATGTCAGACTGTACAGACTTGAACTGAGAGATCAACTTCTTAGAGATGTTGACTTCAAAGTCCTCGTTGACAATCTTGAGATTGTTCACATTCAATACGAAGTTGAAATCAACTCCATCTTCATACGAACCATCTACGTCAATGGTAAACGCATTTGACGTTGCATCCTTAGTATCTAGTACAGAGATTTGAATCGATCCATTATTTGGACGGATACTAATCTCGTTATGTCCTAGTGCCTGAGCTGCACGTTTAATGCGTCCCAACGTACCATTATCTAGTACGAATTTAACTTCGAATTCCGGTAAGTTTATATCCTTAGACGGAGAAGTTAACATGTCCGGATCAGAGTAAAAATACTTGACCTTAGAACGTCCAGTAGCGTCACCCACAACCACATAATCTTTCTCAAACGAGAGAACAGGTTTATCAACCAGACCCAAAACATTTAAGAATTCATTGAGATCGTAGATACCGAATCCTGCTGGAAATTGTTCTGACACAGTAGTACGTGAAAACACGTTACGTGCGACAGATACAGTTCGAACATTGTTGCCTTCTTCGAAGACGATGTTCGGGTTGATGTTCGCATAGTTCTTAAGAACTGCGAGAGTACGATCAGATAATTCCATAATATTCACCTTTTTGTTTATCTACAAATTACGCATATAATAACACAACAGACCCGTTGTGTCAAGCCGCTTCTTTTATTTTACTAAAGTTTTTCTCTTTGACGAATTCGATTCGACGTTGGAAGGCCGCATCTTCTAGTTCCGCCTTATGAGAAATCACAAACACATTAGTCTCTTCACCAAGTGTGTGTATGATCTTCATCAGGTTGTCCACCCCATCATCATCCAGAGATGAATCAAATGTCTCATCAAGGATTAGTAGGTTGGTTGCAACACTGTTCTTCATCTTTGCAATCTGTCTCCATGTAAACAGTAGGGACAAATCAATACGTTGTTTCTCACCCTCAGAGAATGAGTCATACGAAAAGTTGTCACGGAACCTTGATCGGATAGTCTCATTGAAACTCTCATCCAAATCAAAGTGTACAAAGAAATCTAGAATCTGTAAGTACTGATTGGTCAGTTGGTTGATGACCGGAAGGTACTGTTTAATAATCTTGGTCTTGATACCAGTGTCACGAAGTAACTCTGAACTCACCTGTTGGTAAGAATAGTTTTCATGCAGTTTATATTTCTGATCCTGCTTGGTATCTAATTCTTTATTCAGTCTCATTAGATCGTCGTTGGCTTCTGCGAGATCACCAGTGTTCTCTGCCATACTCTCTATCTCATTACGGATACGATCTATGTTGCGATTGATTCGTGTAATTGTTTGGTTATTGTTGTTTACCGTATTTTGTAATTCGGTGACCTCGGCCAACTCTGTGTTCAGTTCTTTAAGTTGTGTCTCAAACTCTTCCATCTTATTGTGGGATTCGGTCATGACATCATTAAGTTCTTTCGCACGTGTCTGTGCATCGGTCTTCTTGGTGTCACGTAAATCCTCATCGATGTCTTGATCACATGTAGGACATATAGCATTGTCCTCAAAGAACTTGGCCTGTTTGACCACGGACTTAATCTCACTCTTAAATGAAGACTGGTAGTTGAGTAACTTCTCACGTGACGTGGCGACTTTTTCCAGTTTCTTCGACAGGTCTTGTTGACGTGTCGTTGCGGTAGACATATTCTCAGTGTTGAAGTCTTGGAGTTCCGTAATCTCCGCAAGTAATACGGTGATTTCTGACTCTTTCTCCTTACGGTGTGCGGTGTTTAAGGCTGATAAGTCCCGCAAGTATTTCTTCTGTGAATTGATCTTAGTCTTGACAACCTCTATCTCATGAGAGTTGTCCTTGATATCTTCTTTAAGGATAGACATCTTTTCCTTTAATAGGGCATTCATCTTACTAAACATGTTGATGTCAAGTAAGTCTTCAATGACCTCACGCCTTGCACCACTACCCAATTGCATGAACGGTACAAAAGAACTTGATCCAAGAACAACAATCTGGTGGAATGACTTGTGAGTCAACTTCAGAATGTTACGTTCTAAAATCTGTTGATATTCTTTTGCATGAGAGTTCTGGTTAATCATGTTATCATTGGCCCATATCTCAAACACGTTAGGTTTGATACCACGGACGATCTTATAATTAATCCCGTTGACAGAGAAAAGAACCTCGACCAGTGTACCCTTCTGATTAACAGAATTGACTAACTGAGCCTTGGATATCTTACGATGTGACTTACCAAAGAGTCCAAACGACAAAGCGTCCAACATCGTAGATTTGCCCGCACCATTATCTCCCACCACCAGAGTGGTAGGTTTCTTGGTCAGGTCAATCTCTGTAAAGTTGTTACCAGTGGATAGAAAGTTCTTCCACCGAATCTTCTCAAATTTGATCATAGCGAGTATGTTACCATATGTTATTCAGAACTGTCAAGCTCAAAATCTTCTTCTGTTTTACCACACCAATTGCATGGGAAATCTTTTTCTACACCCATCAAGGTATCTTCTACCTCACAGTAGTGTTCCCAAAATCCCTTGGGGGCATTGAATCCATCATTAAAACCTAGTCCCACATCCTTCTCCTTTCGAAAAATTTTGTCGTAGTTATCACGATACTTTTCGCTTGTTTTAGAAACAATAGCATCACCAGTAATGTCGTTTTTTGCAGCCATTACATTACCTCCAGCTGTTGCGCCTCAATCATGAGTGTGGAGATTTCTTGTTTGATACGTTCTTTGTCTAGGTCAGTTTGTACTGCATCAATATAGTCCATGACTAGAGTCTCTGTATCCTCTACCGAAACGGCTTGGTCATCCACACTAGAACCTAAGAAGTCTTTGAAGTCTTCTACAATCTTCAGTTCATGTATATTACAGTTCTGTACACGATCAACGAAACGTTCAAACTCATACGCATCACCCTTGTTGACAACGATTATCTTTACGAACTTGTTGTCTAGGTATCGCATGTCTTTGAACTTGAAGTTACCCATCTGTTCATGATCGTAGTAAATCTTCTCGTAGATTTTGATTGGGTTTTGTACGGGAGTTAGTTCTCTTGTTTCAGTATCAAGAACATGGAAGTACTTGTTATCACCACAGTCGTTCCAGAAGAACTCCATCTGTGCACCAAGGTAATGTATATTGTCCTTACTAGACCTTGTGTGGAAGTGTCCAGTCAGAACCATATCAAAGTTCTCAAAGTGTTTCGGTGACATACCATCATGACAAAACAAACCACGATCCATCTCAAACCCAGTCAACTCTAAGTGTGCACCAACCACGGGCGCCTTGCATGACTTAAGGAATTCTAAAGTGTCACTTTCGTTTTCCTGATTTATCCAAGGAACCAAGGCAACATCTAGTTCACCATACTTGACAACCTTTGGTTCCATAACAAGATTCACTTCGTTCATGTAGTGACCCTGTAGTTCCTTCAGTGCGTTAAGTTCGTTAGTGTTCTTAAAGTAAGTGTCATGGTTGCCAGGAATGATGTCCATAGTGATACCATATTGACGCAACTTCTCTAAGAAGATTTTACGGTTATGACTCAAGGCCTTGAAGTTGATTGTCTTACGATTATCGTAGTAATCACCAAGGTGCAGTATGTGTTTAATATCATTCTCTAAAAGATATGGAAAGAAAACGTCCTTATAGAAACGTTCCTGATAGTCCATAAAAATGTCAGAAGAATTCCGGATACCACAGTGGGTATCATTCAGTATTGCAATCTTCATTAATCTTCCTCTATAACCTCACAATTGATATCATGGTAAGGTACAGTATTACCCCAAATAACAAATCCACTTACAAGTGCTACTATACCACCTGTTGCAACTGAACCACTGATAACTCCCGCACTTGTTCCTGTTAAAGAACCTACGAGAAGATATGCGCTTGTGGGACAATATTCGTTACCATATCCATTACCTCTACTCAAATCGAGATGAGGATTAGAAGCACAACCACCTAATAAAAATAAGGGTAAAAGTTTTTTCATAAGTTAAACCGAATTTATATAAATGCACCCATGATACCAGATGCGTAAGGAGTTGTCAAGCCCTTTCTAAATTACCTGAGACAGTGACACGAAACTCATCACTAGTGTAGAATGGATAGACACAATGTTTTAGTTTAGACGGAAACATAAACATCTTATTGTTGTACAACTTGTCTACTGGAATAAATTTCTCACACAGATCACCATACATGTTGGCAAACTGAAAAGAAAAATGGCCAGAACAAGATGCACTAGTGTCCGGATACATGTTAAGTTCATCCTCAATCTGATATGGGACATCAACAAACATCACGAATGATAGATCGCCTCCGTGTCGGTGTGGTGGATTGAACTCGTGTTTGGCCATAAGGTTGACCCACAAGTCCGTCATGTTCCACTTACCTGTTCGCCACTCTCTTGCGGTATTCTCCACGTAGTCCCTAACATAACCACGGCAACTTTCTAATACATACTCTCGTTTGATATTACCAGCAAGTTTACTGTTGTAGGGTTTTAAATCTTCGTAGTGTACGGATTCCAACTTGACCGCATTCATTACATCCTTGGGAACAACCGTCTCTACATATTCACTATCAACTAGGGTTTTTATCATCTACCAAAAAATCCGTTAGGTCTGAGTCTACTTTGACAGTTCTGCGTTTACGCTTCTTCTGTTCATTTACATATTCTTTGAATTCCGCATCAGCGCCTTTCACTTGATCAATACGATAACGTAGGGTTTCTACGAATGGAATGACATTAGAGAAATCTCTTTCTTGATCGCTGTGACCATCAAGGAATGCTTCTACACCAGCTTCAGTGATATACTTCATCTTGATATCCTGTTGCTTCTTCTCTTTCTGAATCCTACGCAAGAATGCATACCAAGATATTTGTGTGAAGTAAGCAAACGCATTGGGTAGTCCGGTACGTGTTGCAGTCTTGATATCATAGTTCTCAATCGCCTTCAGACAGTTCTCCACTGCATCCATCACCATCTCTTCACGATAGGTATACCGGACGAAGTTGGCCTTATGGGAAAGTCCCTCCGCAATCTTGAGAAAACATTCTGCTACGTAGTTTGGTACAATAGGTTTGGGGTCACCCTTCTTTTTACACCAGTCTACTCGTTCACAATACTCAACAACAGCTTCAGAGAACTGTCTGTTGTTAACGTAATGTGGTTTATCTTTTGGTTTGATTTTTGGTTTAGTCACAAAATACTCCTAAATTTCACGTATTATACCTTAGTGGGGGTAGGTATGGCAAGTGAAGAAACCCTTCGGCGTAGGTCAGATGTAGAAAACCTATGGTCTCTT